TTACTATGCTGTACCACAACCGCTCTAAAACGTTTTATAAAGGTCTTTTAGCTCTAGGGGTGCCCTACCATACCCCCTCTCATTAAAATCAATGGCGAGGCTATTAGAAGGGTTTAAAGATGGGGCGGTATAGTTTGTCCAGGGCATAAAAAACCCGCTAGGGGGACTAGCGGGGAAATAAAGTTTTGGGGAGACAATCCATCTTTATTTGGAGTCAAGTAAATAGGTCTACTACAACCTACACTTATATCTATTAAAAATCATCAAGGTCCGACCACATTTTTGAATAAAAAAATCTTATGCAATCAATTTCAAAAAATAATGATAAAGAAAACCATTTTTCAGGGGATATAACTTCGTCGGCTGCCCGGACTGATGCAACTAACAAACTAATATGAAATTGTTCTCTTGGGTTCATTTTTTCCTTTTCATCGGTGAGGCATGCTCGGCATAACAATTTCTTGTTTTTCGCCATCAACATCTAAAATAACCTTGCCGCCTCTTTGGATGGTTTTTGTGACCATGTCAGCAATTTCAATACTCATGCGAATGGCGGCTGTGCTCGACTCGGCATGCGTGCGTTCCTTAACAGCGGCAACTTGTTCAAGCGTGTGGGTTCTCATATTGAGTTGAACTAGCTTGGTTTCGTTTTTCTCTGTTTTTTCCACGTTTTCCTCGTTTTCAATAAGTCTTATATAAGTATATCGTAATGGTCTTGCCATTACAAGAGTCCAGCTTAAAGATTGTTGCCAACATATTTGAGTTCAAATCTAATACGTTCGATTTGAGGTCAAAACTCCCAAACGGCCCTTACGACCGCAGTACCGTCTTGATAGCCGCTTGCCTCTACCCATACCGGCCCGAATGCTCGGTAGCCAACGGTAGCGCCGTATTGAGGCACTAAATTCGTGAGTGAAGCTTTAACATCCACTCCCGCACGCCATTTAGATTGCGACTTGGTTAGGGTTAGAGTGTTCTCATTCTCTTTTTTAACCGTGTCGGTAATTCGTTCTGTGGTTTTAGTGCCGTCCGGTAAAACCACTCTTCGAGTGACTGTCCTTGTCTGAGTCTCGGTTTCTTTTTGAACTTCTATTTTTGTCTCAATTCTCGGAAACTGGAAATAAACAATTACCGCACCAATCAACAGACCCGCCATTAATGAAACGATTGATTGTCTCATGGCGTAAAAATCCTTCGGCCCGAACCAGTTTTGCGGGTCTGAAGATGACACCAGTTAGTGTTCTTGCCCTTAGTGAAGTCGGAATCTTCACGATAAAGGTCAAACTTCTCTAGAACTTCCCTAGTAAACAGCTTGCAAAGCGTCTGTTTATCGTCGTCCACTAAATCAAGGGCTTCACAAGTCATATGGGCAGATTTCTTCGCCGCATTTGGAACGCCAGCGTTTACGGATGAAGGTCTAAACCCAGAAGAAACATCTGCTTCCAAAACCCCGACATATTCAAGGGCTTTGTTCACTCGGGTTTTTAAAATTTCGGCGTTTGCTTTCACAATTTCTGTCAGTTCTTGTGAATCAAGCCTTTCAGGGTAACGTCCCGATGATGTGAGAATGTCGTTTAGGGAAATCAGGTCTTTCATTACATCAACATTTTTATAATAGTGATAATAAAACTAGCGACGGGGATAATCCATAGGGCTAGTTTCCCGGACTTTTTCATGAAACTTAGATGTTCTTTCATGGGAATCATATCCGCATGTAGTTGCCCTGAAACCTGCTCAACTCGTTGTTCCAGCAAGTTTGTTCGCCGGATATGCTCTGCCAGCTGATCGTGTTGACGCTTTAATACTTCCGCCATTACAGCCAAAGTAGCGGAATGGTCAGCAACGTCTTTTGTGATAGACTTTGTTTCTTCCTTTAATTCCTTTAAATCCTCTTTAGTATCGTCCAATTTACTTAGAATTAACAATAACTTAGCGTGCGTATCTTCGTTGTTATTCATCCATTCCCTCTAACTCTCGAATCATTGACTGGTATTCTGGTTGGGTTTGTTGTAATACGTAGTGCCTAGCAGCAAGTGAAGTACCGCCTCTTTCAGCAGCTTTACGGAGCAGCGGACCAAACTTACCCAAATAAGGCTCTAATTTCGGTAAATTTTCCGCCGTTATCATTGCTCCTTTTTGAGCTACACGAGCAACGTCAGAGATACCCTGTATAGTACCAGTAAATGGGGTTGAGTATGCTGCTTTACGACCTATAGCACCAGTTATATAGTCAGTAGCTTTGGAGTCCAATCCCAGGTCCGTACCCATCTTTTTAACCATCTCACCAGCTAGTCCTTTAGCCCGACCAGTAAGGTTTGTAGCATTTATTGTTTTTTCTAGCAGGGGATTAGTTGCTATCTCTTCGGCGGCGTTGGTGGTAAATCTACTAACTGCTGGAGCAGCTTTTGAGCCTACAGCAGACAGAACTTTTCCACCTACACCGGCAACCAAACCCGTACCCGCGCCTTTGGCGGTATCTCGTGCCAGGCCGGGAAGATCCTCAGCCTCCGAACTACCCCAACCTTGTACTGCGCCTAGGGCAGATAATCCAGCAGGTCCAGTCGCACGCATGGCCCAAGCAGGTAATAAACTACCGAAAAACTGACCGGTTCCATACGCACCCGGATTACTTTCTTCGGCTTGCTTATATTTTTGACGACTTTCTTTTAGATGTTTATCATATGTAACATCAGCGTTAATTTCGTCAAGATTTGATACGCGCCCCATTGAATCGAACTTCGCTTTTGGCATTTCTTTACCGCTAAATACAGCTTTTGCATCATCCATCATACCTCTCGCCGCACTTTCAAGCTCGTCAGCCCAACCTAAAGTGGCACCCTGAGCCAAACCCCATCCTCCGGATTCAAGTTCAGAAGGTTTAGACTCGTTCTCCAGTTTAGCCATATCCTCATCAGATATAAAATTAGATGGTTTAGCAGGAAATTGGGCTTCTAATCGAGCCATTTCCTCATCAGAAATAAACTTAGCCATTAAATTTCCTCCCATCCACCTTGAACTTTACGGTATTGTTTACCGTTAATAGTCTTAGTTTCTTCTTTAGGAGCTTCTTCACGCTTAAATTTTTTTACGTTTTTACCAGCTTTTTCTGCATTTTTAAGGAAATTCTCACGGTTACGTTTAAGTCTAGATTCTACAACATCTAATTTAGCTTTAAATGTTTCATCATTATCTTTCATTGTAGGTAGATTCTGAATCAAGAACGCACGTTCTTCATCAGATACTGCTCCACCGGAGATAGATTTAATGTAACGAGCCAAGTCATCTTGAACTTGTGCTTTAAATGCAGATTTTTTAGAATCATCAATACCAATAGTTCCAGCAATACCAGATTGAATAGCTGAAACTGGACCTGTATCAAAATCATCTTTTTGACGCTTAATAGATTCAATAGAACTTAAGGCATCATCGAACTCTGTAATCTGACCAATCTGTTTATCTGAAAGCTTAGCCTCGTTATCGAGCTTATCTTTACGAGCAATGTCTTGGGTAGATTGCATAATCTCACGTTGTAATTGACGGTCTTTTTGACGCTCAGAGAACTCACGTTCCTTAAACTGACGATCCATCTTAGCTTTTAAGCTAGGAATACGAGCTTCACCTTGTTCCGCAGTAATCTTAGAAGCCACAGCCGGGTCCATACCGTAATCGTCGACAAGAGATTGTTGAACAGCTTTAGATCGTTCAGAATTAACATCCTGTTTTTCAGCCAAAATTTGATCTTCGCGCTGAGCCTTAGTAAGGTCACGGTCAAAAGCAAATTCTTGCATTTTACCGGCTCTACCTTTATCAAAATCCTCAATTTTTTGACGCTTATCGGCTTTTGCTGATTTTAATACACTTTGTCCAGCTGCAAACGGATCTTTATTTAAAAAACCGGCTCCAGCAGCTGCTAACATAGCCGAAACACGGTCGCCCATTCCAACATCTTCGCTATCGACAAGTTTTTGACGGTTTTCGACACTAAACTCGCCCATGTTATATTTTTGTTTCAAATAATCGGCCACTTTGGGGTTAATACCTCCCAATTGTTCCGATTGTTCTTCAACTAACTCACCTGTAATTGGGTCTATTTTAAGAGCCATTATTTACCTTCCAGTTTTTTAAGACGTTTGTGTAGGTCGGCAGCACTTGCCAAAGCCAGGTTCGATGCCTTACCAGAATCAACCATCATACCTTCATCTGTTTGATGAACAGCAGAACTTCCCTCGGGGGTTTTTAGCAGGTCTTGTGCTATCACGCCCGCTTGTTCCCCTTTACCATACTTTTCGTCTTTATATCTATATTTTTTGCCAGTTAAACTATCCAAAAACGCTCCAGCATCAAAATCGTCAATGTCTTCTTTTTGTCGTTCGTCAGACATAAACATAGCAGCGGTTGTCAGTGCTGTACCAAGCATCTGATTATTAGCATTAGCTTGATTTTGGGAGTTTTGTCCCTGAGCTTGCTGGTTGGCTTGAAGAACGCCGGTTTGCGCTCCACGTTTTTTAAGTTCGTTTTCAAATTTTTGTTGTGGTAGCTGTTTATTAAATTGTTGTTCTTGATTTCTTATGCCAGTATTGGCGTTCGACAAGGTTTGTGCGGCGTTAAGGTTTTTTTCTCGGGCATCATTTCGAGCGGCAGTATTTATGTTTACCTGCTGTTGCTGGTTTTGAGCATTAAATTTAGCAATAGCATCAGCGGCCTGAGCTTTTTGAGCCTGTTCGCTAAATTCCTGTCCACGAATGTTACCTGCCATATTGCCACCCTGCATAAGTGCTTCCAAAGCTCTTTGCTGAGCCATTCCAGCGACCTCAGTATCTCTTGCTGAGCGTCTCGACGCCGATTCCTGTGCATTTTGAAGCTGTGATAGGATTTCCATACCGGAACCGCCCATTCCACGAGCTTGGGCTTGTTGCATAATAGCTTCTCTAGCACCGCGAGCTTTGGCATCCTCTTCATTACTAATCCTGGACATGTTAGCGCGGTCCATGGCTGTCATTCCACCGGAGTCACTAATGTCTTGTAGTCCTAACAAAGCGTCCATTTGAGCTTGTTTTAGCGCTGGATCTAAGGTGATACCGCCCATAGCTGAAGGATCAAGCATGATTGTCTGAGCCTGTTCTGGACTAAGCGTGCCCTGAAGGACCATTTCCTCAAGCTGGAGTTGCAAATCTTGGGTACTAGGAGTTTGCAAATCTGCGTATAAATCATCTATATTAGGAGTTCGTCCACTTTGATACATTTATTTTCCTCTTTTAATCTTGTTATCGTAGCCCTGAGAGCCTAAATATGCTAAAATTTGGTCACTTAAACTTTTGTTAACCTGTGCGACCTGATCTGAAATAAGTTCTGGTCTGTTAGCAATAGGGTTATGTGTTCTAACGTTAAATGGGTTACCGGCGATATAATCGGCAGCGTTAACGTCACCTTCAGCCCAATAAAGGTTTCCTACACCAGTGTTAGTTCTTCGCCCGGAAGAAAAGTTTGTTCCGGCAGCATCACCAGTAAAAGCTTTTTCAGCGTCTGTGACCGCCTTACCAAATCCAGAAGTGTCGAAAGCTGTATCTTTTGTCATAGTACCAGCCTGATCAGCTAATGTGTATTTATTCAGTAGCTCTCCACCATATAAACTCGCCAGTTCGTCGAGCGCTGCAAGCTGAGCTTGTTGATCTTTCGATATAACTTTATTTTCATCAAATACATCCATTTTAACATATTGATTTTTTATATCGTCTAAGGTCATACCTTTGAGAACATTATAGATGCGCTGACCTTCTTTTACGCCCAGTTTTTGCAACATGTCATCGGTAAGTGTTAGGTTTTTACCTTCATTAGAATTAAACAATGCGTTTGCATATTCTGTTTGTTCGTCATTCCATGTTGCTGAAATAGCGTCCAGGGCGTCTTGAACTTCTTTATTACGAGTAGCCTGGGTGGTATTCGTAAATTCTCTCACGTTTTCTCGGACACGGTCTGCTAGATCCCTTTGTGTTTTCGCATAGTTATCAGCATCTATACCTGCCTGGTTCCACTGCGACTCCATAACACCGGCGTTTTGTCTAGCATCTGCTAGTTTTTGACGATTTTCACCAGTATTCAAAAGGTATGAGTCAAACAGACTTTCACCAGCTGAATAAGTAGGCGCATTTTGTTTATATACGTCTTTTAAAAGCTGTTGACTACCAGACTCATCTTTAGTTAGTTCAGCCGCTTTTTTGGCCTTACTAAATTTTTCATATGCAGGGTTAAAAAGCTCAGATTCTTGAAAGGTATTTGGTCCTTGGTATCGAGCGTTTGAAATTTCTTTAAAACGGTCTTTATCTAATTCTTGACCCTGAGGACCAGTTGCCGCTGAAGTTACAATGTTTGTACCTTCCTCTTCAGCTGTATTGATGTTGGAGATCTGTCCTTTATCGGCTAACTCGTTGAATTTAGGGTTAATTTGAGCTATTTCGTCTTGTGATTGTTGAATGGCCCCCTCAACATGACCTGCAACCTGACCTCCCAGTTTAGACGCTTGGTTTTGATTTGCCTTAAGGTAATCTTGTAAACCGACAAAATTGCCAGATCTATCTGGGGTAGTCTCGGATGCGGGCAGTGCTGCCGAACCATTGGTTGGCGACGCCTGCTGAGAAGGACCAGAAATCATGCTAGATTGGGGGGAAGTGGGCTGCCCGGCGGGGGCGGCATTGGGGTCTTGTTGATCTAATTTGTCATCTTCATCTTCGTAAAACGCCATTATAACCTCTATTTAAAAGTATTAAAATACGACCAAACGTATCAAGTACGTTTTATTGGCTTCTAGGCCGGTTATTGTGTGTACGGCTATATCGCCGTTATTATCTACGATCCATGGGACATAAACTGGCCCTGGAGCAGGTGTATAAGTAGTTTTGTCGTAAGCCTGCATTACCCATACCCCTGTGGGGCGTATTTTAAGTGAATTCTTAAATGTAGTAACAGGTTGATTTGTAGGATAGGTACTTACCGTCTTATAAGTAAGTTCCTTAGTAAAACTTGAAAGATTCTCGTTTAGTGTTAAATTTTTATTTAAAGCTTGATAGGTAGACTCCATAAAACTGTTTACAGGATCAATAATCCCATTTACATATTCTGGAGCCCCTTTTAAATCTTCTCGTAGAATTTTTTTTTGTTGAGGTAATTTCATCTAATCCTTATTTAAATCTAGTAGACATAGGGTTATAAATAACACTGACACCTTGAAGACTAAATCCAGTAAAAGCCTCATTGGTTTTTAAAAATACTGTTAGCCAGGACCCGCGCTGTTTTTCTCTGGGTACATATGTCCTTAAAACAGTCTGGCCACCAAGTTGACCACCCCACGGTTGTTCTCCCCAAACAAAAGTGCCCCATCCTCCAGTACCTCTAGACGTTATGGAAACACTCTGCTTACCGACCGATACGTTTGAGCTAAATCCTGCTTCAATCTCGCGAAAAGCGGCGTCTTTAAAAAAGAAGCTAAGCTCTGAAAATTGCTTAAGAATCCCTGGGTTTTCAGCATCAATAGGACTCCATTGAATCCTATTTTCAATAGGGGTATAAACCGTAGCTGCCCCTGATTCCATCCCTTGCGTGTCGGTGACAGTAAGTATGTTTCCATCTATTGAGGAAATAACTGCATTTCGGACACCTTGAACAATAGTCATACCTACAGTTACGACAGAAGCATCAATAAGGGTAATCTCAGTGTCAGAATCAACAGAGTCGATTAAAACTGCGTATTGTTCGTCAGCATAGTCTTCGTTAGTAAAACTTTTACGTTCAATGAGAATTTGTCCAGAGTCCGTTTTAGCCATGAATAGTTTATTTACAGAAGGGTTAACTATGCCGCAAGTCCTATTCATTACCCACCGGGTCCAACTGTCCGTAAGAGAATTATAAACAAACGCTTGTGTAGCAAACTCGTCGTCTTCCTCTGTAACGGTAAAAAACATATATTGACGGCTGGATTCGTAAGCTACCCCAAACGATGCCGAGACAAAATTAATGTATTGTTCAGAAGAAAGTTCAAGGAGGGTGTCTTCAATAGGCACCGACATAATTTTTACACCAGAATCGGTAACAGAACAAATGCCTTGTGTTGTAAAACAAAAAATTTGGTTATTAAATGGCACCGCAGATTCTGGAACCTTTAAAACTACAGTGTTATCCTGAAGGGTTACGTTAAAACTCTCGAAAGACTCCCCCGAAAGCCTAAAAACTCCATCTTGTTTAAAGAAAAAGATTCCATCCCGCAGAGCTACACAGCGCTGGATAGGAAAATTGGCTGATCCAATGTCAAAAAACCTATAAACAGGTACTGCTTCAACTTGATCGGGTTTAGAGATATATACTCGATTCTGTTTTTCGTCGTTATTACTGATAATGGACGTACCAGATGTCGGTAAAGTCGGACTAAAGCTTCCACCCGCTGTAGAAGTAGATGTAAATGCTGCTCCCCCAACGCCTCTCTCTTCAAATAGGATTTGACCTGGTAAATCTTCAGTGCCTGAAATATAATAAGCATATAGCGTCGTATTAGAAGGACTTGTGTTGATCAACTGGATAAGGTTTTCTGCCGAATCATTGATGTTTTGGCCTGGAGATAATGAATTTTCGAGAATAAATGTATTCGTGGCTGTACTTTGTGTTGTTCCGGCCCAATAGTCGATACCACCAATAGTAAATCTGTCCTGAAACTCAATTGGTTCAGCTGTATTTGTTGCTGTGGCCGCAGCAGACAGCGTAACTTGTGTACCGGAATCAATAGTTACAATAGTAGTATCCGCAGGGATACCTGTTCCGACAGCCCTCATTCCTGCACGTAAAGCAGATGTGTCGCCGATGTTAGTTATAACAGCGGACGTATTTGTAATGTCGCCTGTTTCCGAAACATATCCAAAAGATGGCGAATCAACAGAAATCATTGCCAAGCTAAGTGTCTGTTTTTGCTTAGTATTTGCATAAAATGCACAGTTTTTATAAACATCCACATCCACAGCAAAGGGTGGAGGATTATTTGCATTTGCGATACCTTGTTGGTTAGGGTTGGTATATAGTGCTGCCCGCATTAAGCTATACGGAGTTTGATCAGTTACAGTAAATACCTTAGCTGTAATTTCACCTGAAGTTGGATTACCCTCTATGACAAGCTGTAGGTTATCTTCCGGCTCATCTGTTGCAGAAGCCGTGCCGAATGATCTATAAATTTGATAAAAGTATTCGGTAGTAATAGAGTCTGGAATGTTAAAAGATAAAATTACGTCTCTAGCACCGCCAGCAGAATTAGCTACAACCAATCGTTGTGATGGAGCCCCTAGAATGAGGTTATTATTGACATCTCGGTATCCCCAAACAAGTCTATAGGCAACCGCACTATCATCGTCTAGGAATCCTGCTGAGCCTGTTAATGTCGCCGTACCACTTAATGCACGAACAACACCAGCTGCCCTCGGAGTACCTGTCAGTGAGTCAATTTTCCAAATACCTTCACTAGAAGTAAAGTAAAAGTTACGCTGAGCTTCAAGACTCCTGATGTTAAAGGAACTTTCCGGAGGTAAATATGTTCCAGAATAATTTACCCAATTTCCATCACCTGAATCGTAGGCCATTTTATCATCGTAATTAACGATTAATGAAGATCCAAAGTTAAATAGTTTTTTTACCTGATCGCTTCCGATAGTAAGAGGATTACCATACTGAGTTTGACCTCTGCGGGACTCGATAAGGTTTTTTGCATTAATAACAACATTATCTGCTATCTCAAGCGCACCTTGAGGAATTCCAGAAAGATTATTAGCAGAGGTGTAAAGCCCTCTTAATGATAAATCTAATTTTTGTTGCATGATTCCCCTTTAGGAATTAAAAGCCACCACGGCGTCGGCCCCAACGACCCAGTCCTGAGCTTAGTCGCATTCCGCCATTTGGATTCACAATCTTTTTTGCCGATCCGTCAACTCTTTGTGAAATCATAACCATCAGCGCAGTTTTCAACTTATCAGCTTTAGCTAAAGCAGATTGCATCCCTTGGGTATCTCCCAAAGATTCCAGACATTTGGCAGCTGTCAATTGAGCCAAGTAAGAATGTGCCTCAATAGGCACCTGGGGGATAGCTGAGTATCCTAATTCTGATATATAATCACCGACTTCGATACCTTCTACGCTATCTAAAATAACACTTGGAGCCGACAGTGTGGTAATCTCTACGGAAGCGTTTGTAACCGCAAATGGAGGTTTTGATCCAACGGAATTTAGTTTATCACCAACCACCCACTCAGGAGGAACAAATGACAAAACTACCGTGTTTGTGTTAGGGTCTACTGAAATTACTCGACCATATTGACTTGGTGAGGCTAATACTAAAGTACGTTTATAGTAATAAATACGAATAGTTGTATTAGTAGGTACAGAAGTATTTGGATATAAAACTAAATCATTTCCTTGTAGATAAAATCCTGCCAAAGTATTGTAATTTGAAAAACCAACACCCGCAACGACATCCAGATTGATTCGGGGGAGATTTATAAGATTTAGAGGACTGCCCGCCTGAACGTAGCACACTGAGCGTATTTTATTACCAATGGTCTCTTCGGGAAACGGTATAATCCCGTCAGCTGGAGCCGCAACATCCACATAATCAACAAAATACTCTTCACGAGTGGACATAATTAGCGGAGCTACTTCACCTTGAAGCTCATCATTTGCCATCAATGCAAAATCATTATCCGTAAACGTTAATTGAGACGTAGGAACACTACATCTTCGCTTGATGTTTTCGATCAGCTGCTCAGTGGCGTATTGTGGCGTAGCCATTACTCACCTCGTAGCTTCATAATCCGTTGTTTTAGGGAGTCCTCTTCCGATGGTTCCATCATCATTGGTGATTCATCTTCCATATCTTCTTCAGGCATTTCCTCTAAATCGCCTTCAATTTTTAGAACCTCAATTTCGGGTTTTTTACGACCAAGACGACTTTCGAAGTCATCCTTGTTGTATTCCATGGAATCTTTTAGTTCTTCCATTAATTCCATAATAATTTCAAGTTCTTTAGCATTATCCATCATATCTCCTTTTTATATACGATCACCGTAAACCATAAAACGCTCTGTAGATACGATAGATCCACTAGAACGAGCATAGGTTACTCTATAATGTTTATATTCGACCGAAGTAGCTGTGAGTTTAACAACCCCATTGGCAGTTAAGTTAATAGAACTACCTACGTCAAAAAAATTAGTTCCATCAAGGCTACCTTGTAGGATAGCTGTAATCCCAGATGGCGTACTAGATGAAGTAAGTACCAATTGGACAGCCAAAGTAAGCGGTCCATAAGGACTTACGTCTACAGCTGTACCTGACTTAGCTCCATCAACCGTTACCGATGGGTTAACCTCATTGTATTGAATTGATTTCATTTATTTTCCTTTTTGGTTTCGTTGCCAGCGTTTAAAGAGTTCAAATTCGCGCTTTAGAGCGCGTTCTTTTTCTTCTGTTATAGTTTCTGCATCTTTTTTCGATTGAATTTTAGATTTCTCTAATAATTCTAAATACTTAAGATGTTCTTCGTTTCTTTTTTCGTTTTTAGCAAGTTCTTTTAAAAAAAACTCCTCCGGAAGAGTTTCATAGCCTTCAGTGGATGGTATCAAGGATGCGTCCACATATTCTGTTATAAACTCCTTATGGAGGGAGGGGAAGTTTGTACCCGCTCGTTTGAAAGCAATTATACGCACAAAACCTCCAATGTAGTTTTGTTTTTGCTTATTCCAGTAAGCTGTCTCCACAAGGTTAGGTGTTTGATGTTAAGTTCTACTCTATATCCAGCTAATTTTACGATGTTCTTCCAATAAGCGTTTCTTCCATGTTTATCGTATTTTCTATAAAGACTAGTTCCGATGCCAACATAGAAGACAGTGTTAGTGTCTAATCTAATATGTTTATATACTTCAACGAGTTTCATACACTGCTCCACAATTATAAGTATTAATTACTCTGCCCATATCACTATTAGCCTGCCACCCGCTCCATTGCCCCCATTTACACTAAAACTGCCACCTGAACCACCTGCGCCGCCTCCACCTGCGCCATAAGATGTACTAGGAGCATTACCGCCAGCAGACCCTGCGTTTCCAGATGTTCCGCCGTTACCTCCGACACCGCCTATACCAGCATCGGAAGAATTACCTCCACCACCGCCTCCACCGCCGCTGGGGCCTCCGTTTGAACCATTTGCAGCATAGTTTCCAAAAGCAATTGCGTTTCCTAGGTAAGCGAAAGATGCTCCGCCAGAAGTTGCTCCTGTAATAGATATAGGGTTATTTAAAACGGTTCCCGAAACTACAGCATTAGTCGATCCCGCACTATATCCGGGTGATCTTACAAGGGTGTTTGGGTCAGTCCCAGCACCTTTAAATGTTGCTAATGAATCAAAAGTTGTATCTCCTCCAGCACCATTACCTGCACCAGCAGACCCATTACCCCCACTACCTATAGTTATTGTGTATGTTGTGTTGGGTGTTACGGTAAGTAATACTGGAACTAAAAAAGTAGATCGACCGCCATGCCTACCTATTTGATTGGTAGATGGAAATCCAGCTGCACCGCCACCTTGTCCTAAGCATATAACTTGGGTTACGCCTGCTGGACAAGTCCATGACCCACTAGATGTAAAGGTTTTTTGAGATAATTTCATGTTTCAACCCATATAACGTTTAAAAATCCACCTGCACCTGCCCCACCGGCTCCACCTGAGCTTGGCCCTGCGCCACCTGCTCCACCACCTGCACCATAATTTGTTGCACTGGCAGCCGAACCTGCACTACCTGCGCCTGAACTCGACGCAGCCCCGCCTGCTCCACCTGCACCTGTTGTCCCACAAGCACCTCCGGTTCCACCTAACCAGGTACTGGCATTAGCTCCATTAGTGCCAGGAGCGGCTCTCCATCCCATTGTTCCATGTGTTGGAGCTGAAGCTGGTGACGGAAAACTTGTTCCGACATTAGAATCAAAATTTAATTCGGTAGAAGCACCGTTAAAGGTCGCCAATACCCCAAAAGTAGTGTTACCACCTGCTGCACCACCAGTAGAGCCTCCAACGCCAATTGTGATCGTATAGGTTGTATTAGGGACTACAGTTATGGTTTTCATTCCGGGGACAGTTCCTTTTCCTCCAACTGCCAAAACACTCGCTGAAGTAGCGCCGTTTCCACCAGCCTGCCCACCCCCACAACCAATCAATATAACCTGGGTTACACCCGCTGGACAAGTCCAGGTTCCAGAGGATGTAAAAGTTTGTGATGTAAAGCCTTTTCCTCCTACTGCCATATTATCCTTCAATCCAAAAAATTGTAAAATAGCCTGTAGCAGGGGCAAATTTATAAGAGAATAAAGAACCAAATGAGCCAGGGCTTGTAGCCGCAATAATGCTGTACGAAGTGTTTGGAACAACATCTATAGCAACTCCTACTCCTCCATCGGGGACACAAGTAATCTGAGTCACTCCAGCCGGAGCAACCCATGTTGTATTTGAGGTAAATCTAGTGGATACAAGTCTCATTTAAATCCTTAATGGACAATAAACCAATTAGTACCGTCTGAAACGATTTTAAAACAACCCCAGTTCGTTTGGAGCAGTTTAGTTGCAGCAATTCCCTCGATTTGTTCAGATCCAGCTCTTAAAATAGAGATGTTATTTGTAGCAGCTTGTCCAGTAGCATCTTTTATAGTGTATATAAGACCTGCTGCTGGAGATGGAAGTTGAAAACTCCTTGCGGAACTGGTGTCAACCAAATAAATTTTATTTGAGTCAGCAGCAGTTAAAGTAGCTCCTGTAGAACTTGCAACTACAACTGGATTTAAACTAAAACTCTGCCAGGAAGGCAAACCGCCAGATACAGTCAGAATTTGACCAGTAGAACCTATTCCTAATCTAGCACCCGTTGTCCCTGAAGAGGAATAAATCAGATCACCTGTTGTTGTTAGGGGATTTGGTAGTGCGGCATTAATAGAGGATTCCAAACCCGAGGCAAGTCTTAGACCAGATGCAGACTTAGTTAAAGTTGATCCATCTAATTCTAGGGAGAACAATGTTCCAGTTAATTCAATACCTTGGCCGTCAGCTGTATATTGAGTAGAACCAGAAAATTGGTTGAATAATACAGGAGTTGTATTTATAGTCCCACCAGGAGTGGCATTACTTAACCAAGCTGTTCCACCGTTTTGGGTGCCGTTTGTAATAAATATATATGCCTGTAAAAGTTTAGTCCAAGTATCAGCATCCGTACTTCTAACTGGTGCGCCGGTAGCTTGAACTATATAAATGCCATTTTCTTCTGAAGAGACTTGGTCTTTAATCAAAATTATATCACCAGCAGTCAAAACTTCTCCATCAACTGTATCCCCGGCTTCAAAATCCGAAGCCAAAGTTCCTGCTGTAGTGGTTGCAACAAACCCTTGTGGTTTAGGAGAGATACCAAGCATGGCGTTATCAACATATTGCTTAGTAGCTGCTTCTAATGTCAGAGTTGGGTTGTTAGCAAGGACTAGGCTTCCTGTCAATGTTCCACCAGCTAGGTTTAATTTAGCATCAATTTGAGTTTGAACAGCCGAGGTTACTCCAGATACATAACCTAGCTCAGTAGATGTAACAGAAGAAGTTGTAACCACACCAGAACCGTCTGACACGAGTGCTCTAGAAGCAGTCAAAGCTGCCATTTTACTAAAAGCTATAGCTGCATTTGATGCAATTTCGGAATTAACAATACCGCTAGATGAAGTTAATAATTTTGAACCGTTAAATGTCAGTTCATTAGACAAGTTTACAGTAATCGGTAGATCGGCTGTATTGGTAACGTTTCTAAAAGAAATTTGATCCGCCTGAGCAAGCCTGATAGAGCCTGTAGTGGCTGTATTAGAACTTCTAGATGTATAATAAGATGAAATCAGACCAAAATTGGCACCAAAATCAACATTAGCGGTAAGTGGAAATGAACCGCCAGCCTTTTGGAGCGTACCATTGGTTACAGCTTGTGCCCATTGAGTAGTCGATTGACCCCAATTAGTATCGCCAGTTTCTGGATATGCATAATTAATACCGTTTACGTTTAAATTTACGGCCATTATTCACCCAATTCTATTCTAATTTGAGAGATTCTGTCTCTTGCTTCTTGACGTTTTTGTTTGGCTTCTTGAGGCATTTCTTTACCAGTTTCCATGTTTCTAACCACCAAATAGTCGGTAGCAGCTAAATAACTGAGTAAATCGTTCATTTCAAGAGTTAAAACACCGCGATCAATCAGACCTTCTGGAACAGGAGGCCAAACAGGTATGAAAATTTGTGGGATTGGATTAGGTAATGGTTCTAGTTTTACTGGATACCATACGCAGATCTCGCCATACTGAGAGTGATGTGCTCTATATTCTGGTTTATCTTCTTCGTATTGAGTACCTGTAAATTTTCCATCTTTAATTACTGTTAACATAAATACTCCAATTATTTTATGATAATGCCATCGGCATTAACCACGTTGGCTGTTTTGCTGACTCCACCAGTTGCGCCATTGGCGTAAACTATACCTGAATTGTAGCAGGTTATGTCTGAAGAAGCTGGAGATCCACCAACCTGGGCATTACCTAATTGGAACTGGATTGCTCCACCTGAACAATAGATGCCGCCGCCAGAGCCAGAGCACACCGGGCCATAAGTAGAGTTATTATTAAAAAATCCATTGTATGTGGCGATAGCGCCCCCATTAAAACTATGACCATTTGAGGTAAATACTCCGCGAGAGTGATTATAACTTGAACCTGTTCTTATAACAATACCGCCATTAGCACAATTTTTCCACTGAACTGTACCGATAGATGTAACTACGCTTCCATCTTCTATGTCTGCACCACTTCCGTCAATCTCTCTGAAGGTAGTTCCTTCAATCTGAATCTTGCCATTAATAAGGGCAATGCCGGAAACATCATACGCCGAAGCAGTATCGTTAAAGTCGTAGATGGTAGATACTAGGGTTGGAAGAGTGCCATTAGTAGCTCCAAACATAGGTTTTCTAGTTTGTAAGTATCCACCAACAGGCATAGTAATAGACCATCCAGAAGTATCGACAGGAACAGTAGCATCTACAGAAGTAATATAAATCCAGCCTAAATCAACGTTTTTTACTATGATCTGCTCTGTCCAAGTAAATCCAGTCAAAAGGCGGATCTGTGCCGTAAAACCCTCATTAACATAAGCAGGGTATTTATTTGAGAAATACTCCAATGCGGCTTCTACTGTAGCGTAATCTCCACCAGAGCCGACAGTTTTTGTCTCGTCTGCATCAATCGCAGATACTCCCCCACCTCCGCTTGCAGCGGCCCAAGTAGGAACACCTGCAACGGTTGTTAGAACGTATGTATTTGTTCCTGCTGCTAGTTTTGAAACAGCAATAGCGGCAGCAGAATCAATGTTATCGTTAGTAAGTAGACCAAATCCTAAAGATGTTCCCGACCTTCTTAATACATGATGATTGGTTCCAGCTGCAATTGAAGCATTAGCTCCAGAAGAGTTGGAGGAGCGACCTAAAACAGACAGAGCTGAACCGTTGGCAAGCTTGGAATAAGCAATAGCAGCAGACGCCGATATGTCGGCATTTACAATAACACCAGATCCAATAGCTGTTACGCCAGAGTTAGAGATAGTTACGTCACCTGTAACAGCGACATCGGTAGCTACGTTCGAGGCGTTACCTACAAGAATTCTCCCAGAGCTTAAAGGAGCAAGTTTCGAGAAGGCAATAGCCGCAGATGCGCTAATCATTGAATTAGTAATAACACCAGCAGCAATTGTTGCAGCTTGAGAACCTGAACCAGGACCTGCTGTCACATCACCAGTAAGCTGAGTAATGCCAGATCCTCCGCTTGGAGCTTGCCATGAAGCAGTAGTTCCGTTAGAAGTAAGGACATATGTATTTGAACCAATAGGCAAGCGTGCAGCTGCACCTGCTGTAGTAGCTAGGATTAAATCCCCTTCGGTTGTCATTGGGTTAGAGAAACCAGAAGGAGTGGTTGCCCATGTTCCATCAGCTTTTAAGAACTTATTAGCAGCAGCGTCTCCAGAACCAGGGGCTGGAACAAGACCTTTTGTTCCACCAGAGCCAGAATCACCAACCATATCATCAAGCATAGCGGTAGTTTGAGCCGTAGAAAGAGCAATCGGAGTAGCAGGAGAACCTGTGTTGTTACCAATGATTGAGTTGGCAGAAAGATTCGCCATTTTAGCCAAGGAAACCGCAGCATTAGCGATTGTTGTGGCTGTCGCACCAGGACCAGACCCAGTTACATCTCCTGTCAAGGAGGTGACGTAGTTTCCAGTAGCCTGTTTACCATTTAGTTGGGTTTGAATTGAAGATGTTACGCCATTTACATAACCAATCTCAGTCGCCGTAGTTGTGGAAGGAACTAAGAAACCAGAAGCATCAGAAACAACTGCTCTTGAAGCTGTCATAGCTGCAAGTTTAGTCAATGCGATGGCAGCAGAAGCGTTAACCTCAGAGTTAGTGATAGAAAGGGCTAGTTTCGATTGTTCAATAGCTGCTGAAGCATTTACGTCAGCGTTTACGATAGAACCAGTCAACGCAAGCTTGGAATAAGCAATGGCCGCGCTAGCAGACACCATGGAGTTAACAATGACACCTGAAGCAATAGTTGCGGCTGCGCTACCAGGCCCAGAAGCCGTCACATCGCCAGTTAATGCCGTAATGTAGTTTCCAGCAGCTTGTTTAGAGTTAAATGTAGTCCAGTCAGTGCTTGTTAATAGACCAGTGGTTGAGCCGGAAGCATTTGGAATGGCAGCAATGATGTTTGAATCAGCAATCTGCGCCTTAAGCCCGTCATTTTCAATGGAAAGGCTCACGATTTGATTGTTTGACGAAGCAGCTGCGGCAGAAAGGTTTAGATCGGCTGTTAAATCGGTCCCCGTTAAGGCTAAATTTATACTGTTAGTATTGGAAACAGAACCGACCGCTCCAATAGGACTACCGTTAAACAGAAGTTCATTTGAAGAATTTACAGAAAGGACAAGATCCCCATCATTAGCTTCATTGCGCCATGAAATGACATCGGTTCTAGCTAAACGTAGGGTTCCAGTAGAGGATACATCGTTGGTTCGAGATTTGTAATAAGCAGATTTTAGACCATGATTGGCGCCAAAATCCACCTCGGCCAACAATTGAAATAAACCTCCTGCTTTTTGGAGCATGCCGGAAGTAACGGCAGATGCCCAATCAGTGGCATCCGGACCCCAGGCTATATCGCCTTGTTCGGGATAAAAGTAATCCGTCCCATTGATGTTGAGTGTAACGCTCATTTATATTCCTTTTAGATAAACATCTCTACTTAAAAGTAGTAAATAGTGCATAAAACTAAAAAGGGCTGAGTTACCCCAGCCCTCAGTAGGGTTATTTACTAGCTAGAGAGTATTCTGTACCGTCTGAGCCGTCAGCGAAACCTACAACAGCCGTGTTTGCTAGGTTTACATCAGCGCATTCCAGACCATTACCCATTACCCCAGGAATTACAGCAGTAATAGTGACCACACCAGTACCAGTACGAGCAGCAGTTACCAAGCCAGCAAGCTCAGGCATAGAGTTAATAGCTAGGACCAATGAGTCAGCTTGTGTATTAGGCGTGGCAGAGATGTTAAACTCGCCAGCTTCAGGGTCGGCACCACTGGTTTTAGCAGTGAGCGTTTCGTTACACAACTTCATCGTTTCGTTGTTAGCAGCAGTACCAGTCATAGTGACCGTTGCTGTAGCTTGAACGGCGCCGACTTTAGCCGAAACGTCAGCCATTTGGTTACCACCCTCAAGAGCTACAACGTAGTTCTCAAGAGATTGTAGTGCTTCAATAGGACCAGCTTCCATAGGGCAAACGGACTTAAATTGGTCAGCAGAAAGGTCAGAATCGATTAGAATAAGTTGTTTAGACACGTTAATTTCTCCTATAAGGTTAAAAGGTGGGCAGTTTTTAGGCTACCCACCCAAGTTTAGGTTACAGGGAGTTAACGATTCCAGAGATATAGACACACTGAGCAGGAGCTTCTACGAAGACTGCTTGGTTAGTATATGCACGGAGTCCAACACCTGCTTTACCAGGAATAGTGAAGAAGATCTCATCTTGTGGACGAGTAGGGTCGTTAAGACTAAGCTCACGAGCACCGATACGAAGAACTTTGTCTTCAGGGAAGATAAAGCATTCGCCTTCTTTAACGAGGTTGTAAGGGATGATTTTCAATGCACCGTTCTGACCGATGTATTCAAGCTCTTTAGAACCGTTCTTAGCTTTCTTCTCGCTGTACGATCCGTCGAAACGACGAAGTGCAGCAAGGTTAGAAGCAAGATCGGCCCAAGTAGATGGGTTAACAAGGACAACGGCGTCACTGTCAAGACCACGTTGAACAGCCTTAGAAACGGCAGACAATACCTTAGCCATAGTCAACTGACCAGAAGTAGAAACCGTGTTTCCTTTCCAAAGGTCATAAACCGAAGCGTCGATACCAAAAAGGCTACCAGAGTTAGTGATAATCTTCTTCAAACCCGCCATTTCAGCAAAAGCAAAAGTAGCGCCAGAACCAGAAACAGAGCTACGGAAGTAAACACGAAGCGCTTTAGAAACCGAGATGTCATTGATGTCTTCGATTGCACCAGCAGAACCTTGGATAGTTACTTGACGTGCATCCACATCTACTTTAGTAATCTTAAGGGCTTGGTCAGCGTCAGAGTTAGCGTTAAGGTTAGTACCACCGCCAATAGTATCTGAAGAATCAGAATAGAATACAACTTGTGCGTTTTCCGAACCTGTCCAAAGACCAGTTGCCCATTGAGCAGCAGGGACAGTCATAACTGCCGTAGTTGCACCAGAGCCAGTTTCTACGAAACCACCGATAGACAAGTCAGCAATACCACGTTGACCGTGCAACATTGCCGCTTCAAGGCGTTTTTCAGACGACTTGAGCATGTTCTCAAATTTTGCCGACATAGCTGATTTAAAGCTAGTTTGAGAATGAGAAGCACGAGCAGCTTGGTTGTATCCGACTGTGGAGTCGAGAACGATGTCTGCGCCAGGAACAACAGCGGACTGCATGTTCATGCCGATGCTATCGTTCAAGTCATAAGCAGACTGAGTGTCCAAAGAGTAAGTAAATCCTGCTTCAGCAGAAAGTACAACAGGTTGTTCATATTGCTTACCATTCTGAAGTTCAGACGGAACGAAAGGGATAAGCTCAGAAAGCTTACCAGTTTTAGGGATAAGGTCTTCTACACCTTTAGCGTAGGCGACTTTGTAAAGTGCGTTTAGAGTTCCAGTATCAATAGCCAATTTATACCTCCAGGTATATTTTAAAAAATGTTTGTACTTATTTTAAGTACGTAAGTGTTGTTATTTGGGTTATCTTTCGACTTCATTCTTCAAGGGTAGCCGTAGCATCCTCTTACAAATTACATCTTTCTTTGCTTTGGTTTTATGATTTTTGGATAGCAATGCGTCCTATTACATAAACCTCTACAATTATAAGTATTAAAATTTATTTTCATGTCATAAGCCCCTACCAGTATCATTGATAAGGGCTTGAAATCATTACTTTTTACGCTTAAATTCAGCCCATTGTTTAGGGGTCATTCTGCCTTTAATAGTAGGTTGAACCTCTTTACGCTCACCTTGAACAGGGGGTGTGCTAAATGGGGTCTGTTTTACCTTAGATCCACGAGCTTGAAGTATCTTAGCGGCTACATCATCTCCCAATAGTTTAAGCAAGGTTTCGCCATCAGCATTACCAATAAGGCTAATTTGGGCTTTTTGGATGTCTTCTTTTACAAGTTGAGCGGCCTCAGAAGGTTCCATCTTAAACCCAATCTTAGCAGAACGGCTAATATACTTAGCCATTTCAGCCACCATAGCTTTAGTGGGCGGCAATTGAGACTCTTGTAGGGCAGCAATAAACTGAGTTTGGTAATCTTTAACGTACCTCTGCTTCATTTCTTCCACACGTTGTTTTTCAATGGCTTCTTTTTGTTGACGCTCCATATCTTCAATAGCTTTAAGCTTTTTACGAGCATCTCGAAGTTCTTTTTCACGAGGATCAAGCATTTCTTCTTCAAGTTGTTGAACTAGGTACTTTTCAGCCAATCCACGAGGATCATGTCCTAGTTTTTTAGCTACTTCATAGAAACTTTCAGGATCTCTCATCATAGAGATGAACTGTTCGGCTTGCTTACGAGCAGCCTTACCTTCTTGAAGGATCTTATTAGCGGCTTTTTGATGGCTATAACCCCTAAGTAGTTCGTTCTCGTCAACTTCTAGTTCCGCCCCATCTACTTTGACTTTATACTTCCTAATAGCTTCTCTGGCCGCTTCTTTTTGTTCAGCGGTAGGTTGGGTGGGTGCTTTACTAGAAGCGCCCTGTTTAGCCTTTATAAGCTCTTCAATAGACTTTCCTGTAGCCTTGGACTCTTCTGCTAGTTCTTTAGCTTGTTGCCCTGTTAGTTCGGGCATTACAAATTCAGTAGATTCTGCTACTGATTCGCTGCCATTTGCTACCGGGTTAGATGGGTTAGATGGATTACCACCGTTATTAACTTCACTCATTTCATTCTCCTCGCCGTCTTTTAAGATGGGCATAAGTGGGACGTTCCGTTATTGGATTGGTCCCGGTTTAATTACATTGGTTGATTAGGGTTAGGTTGTCCTTCAATGATCGCAGCGCTTCTAGGATCTGCGCCTTGGGGTGGACTAGGCATGTTAGGTTGTTGGACCCCTTGAGCTTGTTGAACTACAGGAGGAGCCGCATTTAACATGTCAGCAGTTCCACCATCTTGCATTTGAGGTTGAGGTGGTTGAGGTCCAGGAATTACTTCCTTATGAAGGATAGCTCCAAGGTGTTGAACCTGTGGATTATTCATCATGTCAATATGTTCTTGGATATGAGCCAAAGTAGCCGCCACGATGGGGTTATTAGGGTCCATACGAATTTCTGGATTGGATAGTACAGTAGTATGTTCCAATACGTGTTTTTGATGGTCATCTGTAATAAGAGCACGTACTGGCTTACCCTCTGCAAGATTCTCGTTCTCACCTTTAATAAGTAAGAGCTGGGCTTGTTTACCCTCAATAATAGGTTCAAGTCTACCAGTAGTAACCACTTGAATATACTGATCTGCGTTCTCAATCAATTGGTTTTTCATCAATGATTCTGCTAGGTTAACTTTACCAGCAGTAGTTCTGGTCATGGCGTTGCCCATATCAACAGTGACCCTATTAATAGCGTTAAGGTCATCGCCAGTAAACTCTTTCATTAGTGGGCGATTAGATTTACCAGCAATAGCAGCAACTCTCGGAACAGCAGCAAAGTCTTTAAGGATGTTAATAGTACCAGTACCAGTATCTTCAATTAACTGGGCATAGGCACGCTGTAGGTTTTGGCTGAATTGAATAGCCATGGATTGAACCAATGCCAAAGCAGCACCAGACTTAAGACTTGCTTCGGGATTACCACGAGCAACGCTATTAACGCCGCTAATAGTTTCCATAAGCTTTTCAATCATACTCATAAAGTTGAAGATTTCGGCAGGTGTTTGAGTTAGATTAAGTGGAGCAGGAGCATTACCCTTTCCGTCGTATTCCAACATATTAAGTCCGCCAGCTACCTGAGAAACTGATAGATCTGAACCTTTTTGAACTAGGATGTTTTGAACACCAAATGTGGCTTGGTTAGTCATGGCTGTAGAATAAAGGATGTCTAGCCCTTCTTGCATAGGCAATAGATCCATACCAACAGAATAACCAAAGATAGTGCCATCTTCCTCGTCAGGAGCAATACGGTAGACATGAGCTTCTTTATAAGGAAGTGGGCTATCAATTAGAACAGTTCCATTATCAAGGACTTGTGTGTATCTTCCTTGTGGAAGTGCAGGAGTAGGCTTATGGATTAGTGTATAAACTGGAATGTTATCAGAGTCTTCCAAAGCCAAATAGTTAATAGTTGTAGTTCTGGCAAGTTCTAGCATGTCAGCAGAGTCTTCCAGAATCTCTTTCTCTAGGACTGGATACTTAGCAGCTAGATCGTATTTATTGTGAAATTCACGTAAAATAAAATAACTATCGGAATTTGGAGCAGGTTTAGTAAAGTCTCTAATGCAATCCAGTGGGGTATAGTTCGAAAACTTAATGTCCCCTTGATATACAGTGGCTCCGGTTGCAGTTGTGCCATACTCTTCACCAGAAGTAGCATCCCATTCAACCCGACAGAAAGCCTCACCATAGATCAAAGCTTCTTTAACAGCTTGTACTAGATGTCTTTCTAGCTTCTTCTCACGCATGTAATAGTCTAATAGACCAGCCGCTAGGATGACTTGGGACTGGGATTTTACGTCAGAATTGGTAGCTCTAGGTTCAAAAGCTGCTCTCTGTTGGACCGTCATTGTCTCCAAATGGGACAATAGGTTACGATAATGGTTAATGGACAAAGTGGTTAATTCACCTTGGTCCCCACCAGATTGGAGGCTAGCTCCAGTCAAACGGGGACGGTAATAGTATGCCCATGAACGGCGATATAAGTCTAAGCGTCCAGAAAGACTGAGGTATTCATAGTATTTTTCACGTCTGTCCAGAATCTCATCTGCAATCTCTTTACTGGGAACTGAAGCCCAGTATGGCTTTTGGACGGATTTATTTGACATTAGATTCTCCTACAATTATAAGTATTAAGACGGTATCTTAGGTTTCTTTAAGCCACTTAATATGGCTTTTTTCATGGTATTACCGTTATCGGTAGTCCCAATTTGGTCTTTTATATTACCCAGCCAAGCTTTGTGGTTCTGGAAACCGTGGTCTTTGGGGATAGGGTTAGAGTTTAATGCTAAGTTACGGACTAGGTAGATTAACGCTGCTAAGGCATCAAAGTGACCATAAGTGGTACTTCTAGCGAATCCTTTACGTTTCTCGTCCCATACACCATATTTCATACAGCCAATAAGCTGCTTACACTTAGGGTTAATTACAATCCTACCAGCTTGGACCATAAGCCTAACTTCGTTAATCATGGCCTCTAGGGTGTCTTTATTAGTGGCTATAAAGTGTAGATTATGAAGACTTGACATATCCTGGAGGAGGTGTAAGTTGTTGTTATCACTGACTCTTCTAAAGACTGGCTGTTCCCCCCATAATTGGGCTTCTTTAGCCTTTATTTCACCCACAAGTAACTGGGTATTCATCTGTGGACCGTTCATCTTAAACTCATCCTCAATGACCAAGGTAGCCTTACGGAAGTCGTAATAACCAAAGATACACGCTGTAAAGTCTTTAGTACCTAAATCCATACCTACATAGTTGTGATAAAAGACTCTATATTCGTCTTTAGGGTAGTCTTGGGCAAACTTATCCTGCCATTCGGGGATGATTTGTAGGTCGGAATCTGTAATAAATTCACAGAGATACTCACGTCTAAATGTAGTAGAAAGCACCCAATCATCTGGAAACTCTATAACATTACTTTTTCTAATGGTTGCTATAACAGATAGCGCATTGTCCGACTCGGGTATTTTACAGCCAGTTTCTTTCATTAAACGTAGTACTGTGGCGTCATCCAGCATGGGGTTATCGAAGATTGTAAACATTTTATAACCACCCTCGGCTTCAGCTTTTTGGACGTAATCTAGAAAAGGGTGAGCTGGAGTAGATGGGGGTGTAGAAATAAGGACGATTTTAGCGTTGGGTCTGTGTGTGGTAGCTGGAATAATAACTGACTTGTAAACATAGTCCAAGTTGCTTACAAAGCCACACTCGTCGATAATGATTAGGTCAAGGGTATTACCGCGAAGACCGTTTGGGTTTTTATCCAACCCCACCAGCTTGATAGTCGAGCCATTGGGGAATACGAACTTAGAGCCCTGCACCTTATACTTGCCTTTTAACGCTTTAGGGGCGTCTTCCATGACCTTCTCGAATGCGGGGATGATGAAATCCACCAGATCTGATTGGAAAGCTGCGCCATAACGAATCTGAGCGTTTTTAATTCTAAGGGCGGTTTCAATAGCTTTTGTCACAGCCCAGAAGGACTTGCCGTTTTGTCTTGAACAGTTACCCACGAATAAAGGGGTTTTAATACTATTAAACGCTTGGCTTAGTTGCTTTTGAGCTGAGTGCAGTTTATAGCTTAAATTACCCCGATGCCAGTATTCTTCTCTGACAGCCTGTTTAGTGACTTGGACGTTCGTCATTCAACATCTTATCCAATTCATCGTCAGACAGGTTTGCTAGTTCTCGCTTATCTTCTACGATATGATTAACCGTGGTTTGATCAAGCCCTAAAAGCTTTGCCTGGTCCATAATCGTTTGTCTGGCTACCTGTAAATTACCTTGCGCTAATGCCTCTTTATAGATGTTTACAAGGGCTTTTACGAAGGTGGCTAGGGTAGCATCCCTGTTCTTGCTTACATCATCTGAGAGCATCCTGGAGGCTTCCTGGATGAGATTATCAGCACTTGCACGCTGCAACCCCCAGTTTTTACTACAGTATTCTAGGATTTCAGTACGAGACGATTGATCCAAAAGGAGTTTATAGACCTTTACAAGCCTATCCTCCTTCTGAGCCTTCATGGGCTTATTTGCTTTGGGTTTTTTTGTCTTTTTGTCATTTTCCATTTAAAAAATCCCTAGCGGCTTTTCTTACGTATTCTTTACCCAATACCTTTTCGAGTTGATCCATTAACCATTCGAAATCAGGAGATTTTTTACGTTTATTAAGCCTGTGTTCAATTTTACGTTTAAACTCTGGATCTTTCTTTTTTGCTTCCTCAATAAGGTCTATAATAGTCATTACAGTTGAGTCCTCTTTTGTGCAGAGGAAATCTTCTGAGCAGTCAAAACCGACTTAGCTTCTTCAACTACTTTAGCTTGAGCTTGCACTTGTTCGGTCAATTGCTTAATAGCTTTTGCATGAGTTTCAATGTGTTTGTGGAGCTGTGCGTCAACCTTATCTTGGCGGTCTAGTTCAGCTTTATGGACTTTATTTGACTCATATCGCTTATGCCCATAGTTCAACAAGGAAAGGAGCAATGCCCCCATATCAACAATAGAGATGGTAGGAGCGATTGCAATCTTTACAATACATACCATTACCGCCAAGTTAGTAAGGGAAAGTTTAGCTCCCCCGCGTTCAACTAGATTAAGTCGGTAGAATAGTGGTCCAATAAGGTCAAGGAAGGATGTTTTATCTTTAGACATAGATTAAACCTCGTCTTTCATAAGTTCGTTAACAAACATAGTCTTAGCCGAGTCTTCGGCAATACGCTTCAGATTTGGCTCATCTACAGTCATTTTAACGATCTTATCACCCTTAAAGGTAAGGGTATAGGCAGCATAGTTGTTTGTTCCTGGAACACGAGCATAACCTACAGCAGTAAGCTCAGGTTCGTCGGTTTCCACATACTGGATAAATGCGTTATCATGTCCTTCAATTTTAACATTGGGCTCAATAAAGGTTGATTCTTTTACTTCAGTTTTCTTTGGTTTAGCCATGTGATTACTCCTGTTCCTTTTTAGCATCTTCTACGAGTTTTTCTTCTTGTTTCTTAGCCTGCTCTGCGTATTCAACCAAGTCAGGGACCAAATTGGCATCAGGATGCTTAAGACATTCGGTTAGGATTTGTTTGTGGAGAGCTGCTAGAAAATCTATTGATTGCTGTAGGGCTTCGGAGTGGCGATGTTGGAACATACCAATGCCCAATAGAGAATGGGTTGTAACGAGGGCTTTTGTGGCTTGTACCTTATCTACAAGGTCTTGAGCAGGTTGTTTAACTGCTTGATTTTGTTCATTATTTTCCATAGTGTGCATCCTTATTTATGAGCGTCCATATAGGGTGGCTCTGTTAGGTGGTTCTACTATTATAAGTATTAACCGTTATTGTTCGGGGTCTTCTGGGGTATTAAATAGCTTAATACCGTCTAAAATCTCTATAAGAGTGTCTTCTGTTTCATTGAGTGTAGGAGTGTACCTAGATTTGGACTTACCTACCGTGTCGAGGTCATCCGTACCAGCGTCCACCGCGTTATTATCATCTTCATTCGGTCTAAACTTGGTGCGTTTGACTGTTTCGTTCTGGACCGACATAATGTCACGGTTCTTGGCATTTTGCCGGTCATAAACAGATTTCCTAAGTTCATCAGTGTTGTGGAGGGCGTTAGGATCTCCCTTTTTAAGGACACCTCGATAATACTCGTTGTTGAACTTGGTAAGGTAGTCTAGGACTTGTTCAGCTTCCTTGTCAGAACCACCAGACTCTTCCCATCGTTCGAGCATTTCCCAGGCTTGGTCTTCGTCAATGAACGCTCTGTCAGAAAAACGGTGCCCTCGTTTAAAGGCACCGAGCCATCGTTTTGGTACTTTTTTAGCTTTCTTGCTAACTCCACTCATACTTATCCCTTTGTTGATAGGTTTTGGATTTTAATTGCTCCGATTCCTGCAATAGCACCCCCTAGGGTTAGGACGGCCATGAAGGCATCCTTTGGGGTTGGTTCACCGAACATTACCGTTGAAACGAAAAATAATGCTCCGATTACATTGATCGTTGTTATAGCTGTCAAAAATTTATTCATAATTACTCCTGTTTATATCTATTAAAAATTTTAGTATTTGACTATCTAGGTTAAACGTCTTTGATTCTCTCTTTCCAAGCTTTATAGTCATCCCATTTTAGAGATAACCAAATAAATACACTTATTGATGCCAAAATAATAAAAGAAGAAATGACACAAGCCATCAAAACTTTGAGAACTAGAATGGTTAAAGCGATAGTAGTTGCCATTATTTTGTTTCCTTTTTAGGTACATCCCATTGGATGTCGATTAATGTTAGACCAACTGTCAAAACTTTATTCATAATTTACCATTCCACCTGCCGTTTTTGTTTAAAACCATCGGGATAAGTTGCGGGATACCATCTATGATTACTAGGATCGACACTATAGGACGCTTAGGGTTAATCTTGTTGTAACCCAGAGCTAAACTTTTATCGTCTGCTAGGCAGCCTGTGTGAGCGTCAAACATGAGTTTTTCGGGTGTACTGATATATGTGATCTGAGCACGTTCGTGATAATGGCCTTGCACGGTGGACATACCGTACTGAGAGGCCAACCGGCCAGCGGCGGCAGACTTACCGTGACAGAAATAAACTGGACCCATTGGAGTCTTTATTTTAGTGTCAAACACCCACTTCCATCCTTTGGGGGCTTCCAGGATGTCGTTATAACTCTTTAATACAGCTTTGGGCATTCCATTAGCTAATCCCTTTCTAAGGACCATGGAGCCATGATTAGACTCAATAACGGTCACTTTAGGGAATAACTTATAGAGCTTTTTCATTTGTTTTATGGCAAGTTTGAGTTCATCCCCAGCACTTGGAAGGTCTGGGTCAGAGTCATGGAATGACAGGGCATGATAATCAACCTCGTCCCCAATACAAACAACGTCTGTGGGTTTAAACTTCCTTTTACACGCTGCCAAAAAAGCTATCGCATCTGGGTGGTTATACGGGGCGTGGAAATCTGAAATAACTAAAATACTTTGTTTCATTTGTTTCCTTTTGCGTCGATCATTGCGATTAACGAATCTTCATGGTTTATGCCATCAGAAACTAAGTCCAACTCCGAAATAAAGTGGTCATTATCGTCGGAATAACCGAAATCATCGACCATATTTCCTGTTGATTTGATAGCATACAGGTCCCGGTTACGGGCGTTTTCGTTGCTGTAGCAAGATTTTTTGAGTTCTGGGGTGTTGTGCAGGTCTTTTTCTATTGACTCGAAGCGGTTTCGGTAGTATTCTTGGTTAAAGCGACCTAACCATTCGGCTGCTTCAGGATCGAGATCTTTTTTATAATCTTGATCTACAGCCCATTGCTTGTGCTTTGGGAAGGATTTTGGTTCGAGGCCCATTTGGGCGTTTGACTTCTTTTTCATTTTTTTCTCCTTAATATATAGATTACTGTAGCGTCTGTGATTTGTACGCCATGGTTTTGATTGTGCGGGTCAGTAGTTTGGTCGGATATACTCGGCCATTTTTGGCGGCGAAAAACCGAGGGTCCAGGGTCGCCATAAGTGTGGGGGTTGCCAACACTATTTGTTTATATATATACAACCGTTGCGCTAATAGAAGGGTTTCGTAACTTAATTCTTGCATTTTTGTCTCCTTGTATGTTACAATCTAAAGATTGCTTTGTTTTTAATATAAGTTGTTAAAATTTTAGACACTTTTTAAAAAAATCTTTTTAAATCGAACGTATTCGATTTGGGGAAAATTATTTTTGTAGTGCCGTTTAATTCGATTTGGCTAAACCGCAAAAATGAGTTCGACCTTACGTCCCGAGTCGGGATCGGTGGTAGTCCCTTGTGTGACAACAAGTCCTGCGTCTAGCATGGGGTGAATTTGGCCGCATACAGTTGACAGGCGAATACCCATTTCGTTTGCGATTTGTTGCCGTGATAGGGCTGTATTTTGTTCCCGCAGAAAGCGGTAAATCTTGTGAGCGACGGTGGAACCGTGCTCTGTTTGGAATTGCTCGTAAGAAAGGCGTTTTGTACTTTTTTTCATATGGTCTCCTTTTTTTTAAGATTACTGCTGTTTATATCTATTAAAAATAGGAGACGTATGTAAATTATTTAGTCACTTTATTTTTGGCGGATTTCAAGGTCCTACGGACTTCCTGGTCGTCCAAGCCAGAAGGTCCTGATAGACGTGCATATACATCGTCTTCTCCATACCCACATTTGAACATGTCACATGCTGCCCGAAACAAAGATGAATTACGTTCACCCTGGGGCGCCCCAAACATGATAAAATTAAGTGTGAATCCTGATATAACTCCGTTGGATACATAAGTTGCTGGTTTTGACTTGTCGGAAAACGCTTTTAAGTTTAGTTTTTCTTCCTTTTTGTAAACTTTTTTAGAGATTAGCCATGATTCCAGGTCAGAGTTTTTAACGCGGTCGCCCACATATATAAGTTTTTGGTATTGTTGTTTGTCGTAACGGAAAGCGTTTGGAACCCTGGACAGTCGTGAGGGGTTCTTGCACGACGTATCAACGACGGATTTTCCTCCTAAAGCTTTGTAGACTCGTTCGGTTAGGTCCCGGTAATCAGATTCTGTCAGAAGGGGGATTTCCAGGCTGATGATATAGTGGATTGATTTTCCTCCGCTATAAACAGCGGAACTATACGGCATTCCTGTGTTTTTTATAAAATCCTCTTGCTGATCTAGAGGAACCGAGTCCATTTCAACGAGAATGTTTCGATAAACCACAACGTTGTGATCGGCCCGACGAGGTTTATCAATGTTATGATACTCTTCAGTAGGGCTTAAATCGTTTGAAGGATTTAATGGGTTGATACAGAAAAATGAAGCCCAGGTATGTGCCTTATCGAGTTGTTGTTCAACAGAATATACACGAGTACCTTTAATATGTGATGCAAAACATGTGTATTCATCCGGATCGAACAAGGTAGCAAAAAACGTAATGTTATCCATTAGATAAAGTCCTTGTATAGTGTTTTGGTCGATGAAATGTCATCGAGTTGGCAGTCTGTGTTGAGGTCATATACGTTATGGGTTTTCCCTGCCATTTTTATGACAGATGTTTTAAAACCTTTACCTGCCATTTTACGGCCAAACCATACATTGTTCATTGGTTTAAACCCGTTGTCTTGTGACCAAAACTTATATTCTCGGTATAAATCCTCTGATGTCACTTTTTTACCAGTTTTTGTACTATCCAAACTTTTTGATTCGATAAACATCTGCAACTCCTCTTTGGCGACCAAACCTTGCTGCTTAGCTCTGATTTCGTTAATCTTATCGAGGATATAGCCGTCTACTCTGTTTTCGTCAATTCCTTGCCACATGGCTGTATAATTTATTGAATTAAGTACATTCCAGTCAAGCTTGTCCATACAGTCAACCTGCCAGAAACGTCGCATGCCTGTAGAGTCAACGATCTGTTCGGCAACTGGTCTATTTGTAGCCCCAATAAATGAGCAGGCTTGACGGACTTTGAAAACCGAGTTTGTACCTAAAGGTCTGTAATCATTGAAGTCAATTGTAACTTGTTTCTTCAAGGCGTCAATGTCTGTTCGATCAGCCCGTTCCATCTCATCAAACACGATGACGAAATTCTCTGACATAGCTTTAAAGTAACGGTCGTCTGTCATCTGTTCCAGGGAGATGTTGAGTCGGAAGTTGTTGATGGGACCAATTAGTTTGTTGAGGGCTACGGTTTTACCACCTTCCTGTTTCCCAAAGAAAATAGGCATAATGTGGTATGAAGGAGAACCTTGCTTCATTTTGGTTTTAACCTGCCACATCCAATGGCTTAGTACGGCCAAGTCTTCGTCTGTAACCTTCCCGGTCAAGGCTTGGATAAACCTCTTAGTTTCCGATAAATCCTCAGTTTTACATTGCAAAGAGTTTATAGTTTCTATCCGGTACGTGATTTTCTTTGACGAAATGAGTTCGTCTAGCGCTTTTTGCATCATTTTCTCAGGGATTACGGATACTTTGTCCCTAATGTTGGCAGCTTTTGTAGCTTCATTAGCATTATGGGCTCGTACCTGTTGGTCGTAGTCTAGGTACATTGTGTTAAATAGATCTAGGTTGTTTTTACCAGATGAACAAATAAGTTCCCCCCGTTCGTTCACCGAAATGTTGTTTGTTTCTAGGTATTTATTGACATAAAGTCTGGGATTCTTAAGGATTTCGCTCATACTGTCTCCTGTAGGCGATTAAATGTTTTTGTTTAAAAAGTACGTTTGAGTTAAACGTACATGGCACTGTTTTTTTAGGAATTTTTTAGTTAAAGCCCTACCTAACATGGCTTTTGTGGCGGGGACTGTTTGGGAAAAGGCTAAAAAATCTTGTAAAATGTTTTCGACCGGGACCTGTACCAAACCCGGTTCCAATTGCTTTACTTTTAGGTATTCTTCAAACTTGACGTTGAATTGTTGCTTTAGTGATTTCATTTTGTCTCCTCGTTGTATTTTTTAATTGCGTCTGGGATGTCGTCAAAGATAGATTTAAGGAGGATAAGCGCCCCAAAAAACGGACCTAGAAACGTAAAGGCTAGTCCTACACCTACTAAAGATACCAAAATTAGTATTACTGACCCTAATTGCTTTTCCATTTTATCTCCTGTTTTAAAGATTGCTACCACTATCTATTAGAA